GGAGCTTTGGACGCAACACATGATGAGAGAGGGGCGGTAGGATATTACCCGCCCCTCTGTCACTTGTCACACAATGCTTCTGGTACAGCGCTTTTAGGTGTGACAAGTGAAAAGCCGTCACTTTTTCCTAGGGACCTTGTCCTGCATGGTTACCTAGTGCGAAAAAGTTACTAACCTCCGACTGTCTGTCTATTGACATGGTGAAAGTTGGAGAAGGCCAGATTACGTATGTGGTTGAGAATATGACTAAGGTGAAACCGTATTTCATGAATCTGGTCAAAGACTTGTCTTGGCTGAATTCCAAGAACATGGAACACACTACTAGGGATGGTCATGTGTATGGCTATCTTTGTGATATAGATATAGTCTGTAAGGAAGCGGTGAATTTTTTATTAATCGCTGCACCTAACACTTGGAAGATGAGGAATTCGTTCCGTAAATTCCATGCCTATCGAAAGGATATGTTTCGTAGGGCTGGAGTAGATAAGGAAGAGATGGGAAGATATGGTCAGACCATCCGACCTTTCCTGTCTCATGACATGGTGAGGGTTCTTTATCCAGACCCCGGTCTCCCTCAGACTCCTGAATTTTTTGAGGATGATGTTCTAGTTCCTCTTGGTTGTACGGATGCCGAGAGAGAATGGACTTACACTACTCTCGCTAATGAGGTTGCCTTCAGTGAAGGAACTGATGCGTCCACTGGATTGGGTACTGACGTCAATACATGGGCCCTAACTATTCTTGAAGAGAATCAGGTAAATGCATCATCTGGCACTAATGTCCAGTGGTCAACTGTTGGTATGATTCATTCCTATAACCTCGACCGAATGGAGATAATTACTCCCGGTCCTGATGAAACTATTGAGGGTCCTGCTAATCCTCTTGCAAGCCTGAGGTTTCAAAGTGCTGCTTCTGGTGAAGTGATTGATATTGCTGAAGACCAAGAACTCGAAGCACCCCCGTACGATATACGAGATGCTGGGGATTCAATACAGGCTATTCCTGTTGAGTATGGTAACACCAATACAGATACTTTGCAAGTCATTCGACTTCGTAATGTCTTTGCTCCTGCAGGACTCCTTGCTATTTCTCAAGGTACAGACGATACATTGACGGAAGACCCTGTCATTATGGTAAATGTCAAGGCTATAGTTGAGTGCCGTGACTGGACTTGATTGGAATGGGGCTCGCCTACTATGACAAAGACTCCGGAGAAGCCCTCTGGACTGGTACAACCACTACTCCGGCTGGTGGAGACTCTGCCTACTTCGGCATGGTTGAAGGTTATGGTCTTGTTCCTGCTCCTGTTATCTATCTCGAAGGGAGCGAATCTAACGGTAATTCTACCTTAGCCCCTGATATCGAGAATCTTTCATATGAAGAACTCGTAAATTTGGCAAAATCCCAAACCACTGGTGTTAGGTCAGATTGGGAGAAGGAATGGCATGATGCTTCATATCGTATAGCCCATCCTTCAGGAGATAAGTCCCTTATGTTTGTATCTACATGGGACTATTACGTTGCTCATCGTTTAGGAGCTGCAATCTCTAGAGGACTTGGTGCACCCTCCAGTTTATCCTCAACGCACCGACCTCAGGGTCGACCATTGAAATCTGCTGTAGATTTATCGAAAGTAGATCACCATGGGCGAGCCGGAAACTGCCCTCCGGGTCACTACTGGTCATGGAAAAAGCGTAAGTGTATCCGTTCTAAGTTTAGAAGAAAATAAATAGTCTAGTGTGTTTCCCATGGTTATGTTGGGGATAACATGCTTAGAGGAATATGCAGATTGAATTTGGGCCTGGGGGCAGTTCTGCCTCCTGCCACAAATGGGCCGCTCTGGAGGACTGGCCGATGATGGTACGCCGGTCTTTCGGTACTATCCATGCAGGTCACCTTCCTGAAGATTTTGATGGAGTGCAACACACCCTAGATTCTTATTTCTATACTCTTCAGGAGGCTTGCACGGTCAATACCTTGCAATCTAAAGGTTACACAGCCGGTGCCTTCGCACTTGAGGAAGGCAGCGAAACACAGCGTAAACATATCCAATTTTATGTTGAGCATAGCAGGAAACGGCCTAGCACGCTTGCTAAGGATTTCGGCCTCACTACGGGTGCCGTTTTTGATAGAGTTAGAGATGCCAGAGGAGCATGGGATTATTGCACGGCATCTGGAACTCATGAGGGCAAAGAAGGTGTCATCGATTCCTTTACTTTTGGTACTCCAAAATTGCATGGAGATACTCAGAAGGCAGATTTGAAACTGATGGTATCGTTGATATTAGACGGGATGACTCCGGCAGCTATTCTCAAGGAGTATCCCTATGCCTATACTGTTCATAGGCGTCGAATTTGGAATTTGTATAAGGATTTGAATAATTCAAATTATGATGAGGAGCTTTGGACGCAACACATGATGAGAGAGGGGCGGTAGGATATTACCCGCCCCTCTGTCACTTGTCACACAATGCTTCTGGTACAGCGCTTTTAGGTGTGACAAGTGAAAAGCCGTC